GATGTGGGGCTCCCCTGCAGTATCCGAAAGGAGTAAGCTATGTCTTTAAGACAATGGGGCGCCCTCTCTACAGAGTTGATAGAACTCGGCATTCCGGTAGCCTGGGTGGGCTGCATCCGAAAGGATGTGGAACGCTGGGTTAACAGCAACGGAGAGGAATGGACGATCGCGAGGCTCAAGGCCCTTCGATCAGCCTACCTTAAATTCGTGGCTCGTGAGAGCTACGAACTACCATGGATAGCTCACAGACTCCAGGAGGGGAACCCTACACCGAAAGGTGTTTGGGGGAAACTCTGGACGAGGCAGAGCAGTTGGGTTCCACGGGTACTGAAGGTTCTTCACCTCTATTCTGCGTTCCGCCTCCGTAAGGTGACGAGAAAGCAGGAGAAGAAGTTCCTCGAGTCGGTTTGGGCAGTTCCTGCCCTCCGAATTGACAACACTCTGAGTAGGGGTGTTGCACAGTACGCATGTCGCTTCGCGTTCGACGCGAAGCCATACCGTCGAAGCCTCATAGCCTCAGTTCGACACCTTCCTCCGAGACATCGGAAGAAGTTTCCCAAGGATTTTGTCCAGGGGTTCACTACCTGATCAAGCACTACGGATGGTATCCGAAACTGGTTGATCAGTGGGGTGGTTTCGAACAGTGGACTGAGAGGTACTATCATCTTTCAACGGATGATATCCCCGGCTCGGATAGAGTCGGGTCTCTCGGTATCACTCAGGAACGGGGGGGTAAGTTGCGCGTTTACGCGTTCCCTAACCTCCTGTTCCAGGTTATGATGAACCCAATGAAGGCAACGTTGTTTCGTATCTTGAAGAAGATACCGGAGGACTGTACGTTCCACCAGGAACGTGGGGTGAAGTGGGTCAGTGAAAAGTTACAGACCGACCATCGTGTTTGGTCTGTAGATCTCTCGGATGCCACTAATCACTTCCCGTTGCAACTCCAGGAGTTGGTACTCTGGAACATCCTTCAGAATCCGATGTGGGAAGACCACATCGAGTTCTTTAAGATGGTTGCAACTGGGCGCTACGGAGCCAACGCCTTAGGGCGCAACTTCGTACGGTGGACAAAGGGCCAGCCCCTTGGGGCTGGTCCCTCGTTCGCGTTGTTCGCGATCACACACCATGCGGTCCTCAACCACTGTAAAGTGGTTAACAACGTCAAGAGCGATTGTTACCGTATCCTCGGGGATGACGTTGTCATCTCCGATGAGAAGGTATACAGTACCTATCGCTCAATATTGGACTCTCTCTCCTGTCCAGTGTCACACGAAAAATCCATTGCCTCTAATGAGGTGGCGGAATTCGCGGGTCATATTGTGACCCGTGATCGTGTGATAGGTTCCACAAAATGGGTTGACGAGATCACAGTCGGGAACGTCTGTAGTCAGTCGCACATTTTTAGGCACCGAGCGCCACTCCCTCACAAAGGGTGGCGTAACTGGTATCTTATGTGGTATTCCACATATGTAGAGAACTGCCTTGGGTTACCCCAAGATCTCCGCTTCTCCTTAGAGGCGGCGGATTACTTGGCCAAGGTAGCTAAGAGAGAGAACCAAGGGTTCCTGAAGGAACGCTTCACGTTCCAACAGCTGTACTGGTCTATCCTCCAGGATAGTCCACCAGGTGAACCCAACAGTCTACCACCCGACCAGGGTGGCGTTGGAGAAAGTCTGGACGGCCCTTACGGGCTCAGTCCTATCTTTCAGACTGTTAAGCCTTCTGCTCCAATACCCTCTGGTTATGCTTCACAGCAGGACCCTCGGGTCATGTTTGGAACCAACCAGCAGGGGGTTCTCCGTGCTTACCGCAATGCCGTCAGGGATATTCTCACTGACGAAGAGAGGCAGCGTTATAGTTTGGTATAAGGATGCCAAACTACCGGGAAAC